TGCTAAAGATATTACACATAAACATAAACCATGTGATATCAATGTAAACTTAGCAATCAATCAATTTATAATGTTTGATAGTCTTAAACCTCAAACAACTTACGATAATATGTTTTCAAGAGCATATGGAATGCCTATCAAAACAGTGCCATATAAGTTTAATACATGGAGTAAGATTAAGATTAGCACAACTAAGGAATGCTGTCCTGATATTAAAGTATTACTTGAAATATTGAAATCTGATCACAAAATTGATGCTAATATGATTACGTATGGAAAAAAAATTATATACGATGCTTCTAATAAAACAAATAAAAGCATATATGAGTTATTTAGTGAACTAAATATTCCAAGATGTGAAAACATTAAAGCAACAATATATTCATTTGATGAGTCAGGCATTCCTATTTTGACTCCGCCATTATATATTGAAAATTAGGTTTATTTAATAAATTTAATTTAAATGTTATATACACACATGAAATTATTGAGTTTCTCGATATGTATAGTAGTAATATTAATTATATTTTTTTCATATCTTGCCTACAAAAATTTCAAGGGAGGCTCTAAAAACGAAAAAGATTTTGAAGAAATAAAAAAAATTACAAGTAAAAAAAGAAATTACAATTCTTTAAAATCAAAAATAGTTGATAAACCTAAAGAAAATGAAAAAGAAAATATTAAATTAGAAATAAAAGAACGGAATTTAATCATGACAATTGAAATTAATGGTCATCCTAATTTTTACAATGTAGAACTTGAATTATTTGACGATATTGTCCCTCTTACATGTAAAAATTTTAGAACTCTTTCGACTAAAGGTGTAAACAATAAATCATATAAAAATTCAATATTTCACAGAGTCATTAAGAATTTCATGATACAAGGTGGCGACATCATAAATCAAGATGGTACAGGATCAATATCCATTTTTGGACAACAATTTGAGGACGAAAACTTTCAGCTAAAACATACATCAAAAGGATTACTATCTATGGCTAATAGTGGACCTAATACTAATGGTAGTCAGTTTTTTATTACAACAGAGCTTACTCCTCATTTAGATAATAAACATGTTGTATTCGGAAAAGTAGTAAAAGGCTATGATGTAATTGAAAAAATAGAAAATCTTGCTACAGATGCTAATGATAAACCATATCAAATGGTCAGAATTGTAAGTATAAAAGAAAAATAAGAATCTATTTATAATATAACACTATTATATAATGCCTAGAAAAAGTAATGTAAAAAGATGCCCTAAGGGAACTCGTAGAGATCCTAAAACAAAATTATGTGTAAAAAAAGGTTCACCTAGTAAACAGCCTAAACAATCTAAAAAAACTTCAAAAACTATAACCTATGATTGGGATGGAGGAATGACTAAAAGAACACTACGTTTTCCTAAAGTTGAATTAGCTTACATAAGTCCAGCAAATAGTGAAGGTATATTTAATGAGGATTTTTCAGGATTTGATTTCACAGGGTCTAATTTAACATATTCAAATTTTACAAATTGTGATTTCAGAAAAACTAATATGAAAAAAGTTAACATGGATAATAGTAGATTTCAAGGTTCAGATTTCAGAGGTGCTACTGGATTAACTATGAAACAAAAGAAGATTATTAAATCAACTGGAGGACTTTTAACTGATAGAGACGTAACAGTTTTCAAAGAACAACAAAAAAAAATAACTCTTTTGGCTAAAGAATACAATAAATTAAAAAAACAATTAAAAAATACAAGTGATAAGATATTTAAAATTTCAAACAGTAATCCAGCACATGGTGATACCACCGATGTAATAAATAAGTATAAAGTATTTGGTCTCTAATAATAGTAGTGCTTATATTAAACATAAATATTATAATTATTTAAAAACAATATGATATATAATTATAGATATGAAAGCATCAGGAGCAATTAAAGCAGGAGGAAGACGTATCAAACAACGTAGAAAGAGATCAGCAGCACCTATAGTAAATGATATTCATGGAGACTATATTGATGCTGTAAACGAGCTTAATGAAAAACTAGTTTCAATGAAAGATAATGAATATATTAAATTTAGAGATTTTTCAACACGACTTGTAGAAAAATTAGGAAGCGAGCTGAAAAGATCTTATTTCAAAAACAGAAATGAATTTAAAGTATTTAAAGGCGATCAAGATGATAATTCACAAAGATTGAAATATCTTTATAGCAACCTATTTAAACCTGTAGATCAGCTTAAAATACTAATGAATGCCGAGAATGTAGAATATATCAAAAAAACCTATACTCAGGAAGGTATTTATATGCTAACTCAAATGGTCCATCAACTTAAAGATTGTATTCAAGAGAGAAGTTACAATCAAGTTGATCCCGAAAAACTATACAATCCTGAAAAGTTTAAAGAGAACTGTGCTAAGATTGGAATTGAAAACACAGATGAAAAAATTCCATTTTCTTTGATTAAAGAAAAGTATGAAACCAGAAAAAAAGAACTTAGTGATGCTGATACAACTGATGATCTTGAAAAATCACTAGATGTAAGTAATGCGTTCATAAGTCTAAGAAATCAATATGAAAATTACCTTGCTTCTTTTGTCCCTGATGAAACAGAAGAAGCACCAAAAGTTGAGGAATTGGAAGCTGATAATAGTGTTGAATCATAAAGTTTGTGAATACTTCTTCAAGTTAACTGAAATTGAGTAAATTTCTTGAGAGTTTATATGTATTTAAAAACATATTTTATATATTAAATATGTCTTTAACTTATCCTGTCTTGAATGATATTTATGCAGTTAAGATTAATGAATTAAATAATATTATAGGTTTAATCGATGAAAAACTGCATGATAGTCAATCTGAAATAAACTCAAAGCTTGACTTGGTAACGAGTCAAGTTAATAATCAGAATATCAAAATCGATCTTATTCATAATTTATTTAATCAATACAAAGCTTCATCGGATACTGAATTTAATCAAAAAGATTATGAAATCTTAAAAAGTAGTCAAATGAATTTAATTAATTCTATCAAGAGTGAATATGGTCAGATTGTATCATCAGTTAAGAATAGTGTTCAACAAAATAATGCCAAACTAATTCAAGAAGTAGAAAGAAAAATAACTTCTTTAGGATCGACAACAATAAACTCAGAGTTAAATGAACGGATTAACAATATAGAAACAGCAATAAGTAAAATAACAGAAGTTGTTAATAATGATTTAAAATCTAATATTCACAATATTAATACTGAGTTCGCAAACCTTAATTTTAGATTAAATGGCCTG